TCTGCTCCACAGTTTGTTGGGGTTTTTAGCCTTGCTTTGGTTGGTGCTTCTGCACCATTGGTACTTCAGCTTGTCCGTCCAATAGTTAAGCAAGTCGTTACCAAATTGACTAAAAAGAAGGTAAAATAATAATCCGTAGATGAGTTTAATACCCGTGACTTATCTACTGGGCTATTTTGTGAGTATGTGGGATAACTTGATTTGGTGGAATATTGACAACAATATCTTCACAGGTAACAGCACTAGGAGTATTAGGTTTAAATGTAACTCCATCTTTTGCCATTTTTGAGCACATCTCCAAACGATAGAGACTAATTTCCATCTTAGTTTTCTTTATTAGTAGCCTCTGTGCTTCAATATTTACTTGGGTCGCTTCATGGCAAAGTGCTGGTGACTTACCTAATGGAATATTAAATTGAGCAGATATTCCATAATTTAGATTGAAATTATCTTTTTCAAATCTAGGTATTTCTGAATAATATTTTACCTCTCCAGTATCCTCATCATAGATTGGTGTTCTAGTAACAGTTTCTCTAGGTAAGGCAAAAGACCAACTATCTGTTACATAAGGTGTAATCGTAAGACTTGGAGATGCACAAACTATACCTTGACTCATTTTGTAAGATGGCATAGCTGAAGGGGTTATCATGGTAGCATTATTGTTAACAACTCCTTGGGCATTACTTGAAGGCGATGCAACTGTAGTATTTGCAAGAGTTTTGACAGGGCAAAGAAATAAAGCTATTGCCCAAATGTAGTTGTAGTTTCTGTTGTTGTGCTTGTTGTTATTTGACGAGTTATGGAAGTTACTGTGTCTAATCCTGGAGTTATTAGTGTTTCTTGAAGAGAGAAAGCTGCTCCATTGTTTACAATTCCCCAACGAGGTATAGCTTCTAAGTTTGGTGAAGTCCAATGAAAGTTTACTCCCCCAACTGTTTGTTCATTCGTAGTCGTAGGAGTAGGGTTGATATATCCCGTTTCAGATTCGATATTATGTCCTGATGCTGAGTATGAGTATCCTGTCCGATATTGATGGCTCGTGATTGTTTCATTAATTATTGACTCTGAAGTGCTTGAAGTCTGACTCGAACCCGAACGAAATTGTGGCACAACAGGTACAGCAAGGGTTCTTACTGGTAATACTAATAAAACTAGCAGCCAAAGTCTAGTCAATCGTAATAGTAACTTTAGTAGATCCTATGCAGCTTGTACCTGATCCACCAGCAGTACAAGTATGAACTCCAGAACTTAATGAAGTAAGAGCAAGGTTTCCTGCTGTACCACCTGATCCTATTGTTGTTTGTCCACCTAATACTGGTAATGCTGCAATGCCCGAACTAGGTGTTACGGCAGATGGTGTAGCGTCACCCATTATTACGGATTCTGTTTTGCTGAAGGCAGATCCCGATGTTGTTACTGTAGTGTCTGTCTGAATCATAGCTGGCACTCCGTTACTGAGGCTGCCAACATTGATCCCCCCTATCTTTCCTGCTGTTGTGGTATCTCCTACGGTAACAGATGGGGTAATATTATTTCCGCTAAGACTATATGTAGTTCCTACCTTATTGGTTACTACATAAGGCATATCAACTGTTATCTGTGCTGAAGTAACAAACTCCTGTTTTATATCAGCAAAGGCAGCCGATGGAAATAATAAAAGTAAAGCGAATAATTTTTTCATTTGATACCTACTTTGTTGTTTTTATTATCTACTATAGTATCTTTTTTCTTTTTTATCTGAAAGCCTAGTGATGCTGTACTCGCTGAAAAAATCGAAGCAATAAATGTCGGGTCAAAATCTACTATTTTTTTGCCAGATGGCGGTTCATAGTATGAAAGGGATAAAAGTGTTGC